TTGCTTTAGGTGGATAATGGCATACGCAAAAGGAAAATACGCATTTGGGTACTGTGATAAGACTGGGTTTAGGTATCCATTAAAAGATCTTGTCGATGAGTATAAAGATGGTGTGCGTACTGGGTTTCGTGTTGGTAAGGATGTTGTTGATCCAGATCAGCCTCAAAACTTTTTGGGGCGTGTAAAGATTAACGACCCTCAGTCGCTTAGAAACCCTAGGCCAGACACTTCTTTAGTCGAGAGTAGACAGTTATGGGGGTGGAATCCCGTTGGAAATGCAGCTCAATATATGGTAGGCTCTGTTGGTAGAGTTACCGTCACAATAGGAGATTAATATGCGAGCTAAGAAAAAAGGTTACGCCGCTGGCGGTAAGCTTCAGCAAGAAGCCTCAAAACGAAAACAACAACAGACAAAAACAAAAGAGATGCAACAACAAATACAAGAACCGTCGAGAATGCAGGGGGGGACTCCGATGAAGATGGGCGGTAAGCTCAAGAAGTATGCTGGTGGCGGAAAGACGAAGGGCATGGATTCACCCGGTGAAGGCGTGTCTAAGTCTGATGCAGATCTTTTAAGGCACGGCAATGCAGACTTCACCACAAGCCTTGAGAGAATGTCTAAAGGCTCTGGGTCAAAGAAAAATGTTCCGTTGCCACCACGCAGGAAAAAGCCTGTCGCTAAAAAATCATTAGGTGGTGTGCTTGGGTCTTTAAGCCCTGTAGCTGGAGCAATTACTGGTAAAGGTTTGTTTGGAGATGCCGCTAAAGCCATAGGTAAAGGCGTAAAAAATATAAAGAAATCGGACGTAGCTCCATTGCTTGGAGTTGGTGCTGGTTTGGCTCTAAATGAACTTAGTGGCAAAAAGAAAAAGGCAGCTCCTAAGACTTCTGGATCTTCTGTAGGAAAAGCAACCGCTATGAAAAAAGGTGGCTCTCCTATGCATCGTATGCCAGACGGCACAATGATGAAGGGTAAGGTTCATAAAATGAAGCATGGTGGTTCTATGTGCCGTGGTATGGGTGCTGCCACACGAGGCGGTAACTTTAAGATAGGATAAGTTCAAATGAACTATTCTGAGTTAACTCAGGCAATACAAGACTATACTGAAAATCAGGAGACATCATTTGTCTCCCTGATTCCTACGTTTGTGCAGCAGGCTGAGCAACGTATATTCAGGACAGTTATGATTCCTGAGTTAAGAAGGAATGTTACTGGATCTCTATCATCTGGCAATCAGTACCTTTCACGTCCGTCAGATTTTTTATCTGTTCTGTCTCTTGCTGTTGTTGATGGATCTGGTGATTACTCATATCTCTTGGATAAAGATGTAAACTTTATAAGAGAGGCTTACCCATCAGCATCAACGCAAGGTCTTCCAAAATACTATGGTATTTTTGATGGGGATGTTTTTTCAAGCGGATCTGAAGCTAGTTCTGGTCATTTTATACTGGGGCCAACACCAGATAGCGGATATACTGTAGAGCTTCATTATTATTATGACCCACCATCGATTGTAACTTCTGGAGAATCTTGGCTTGGGCAAAACGCCGATACAGTTTTACTGTATGGCTCTTTAATAGAAGCGTACACCTACATGAAGGGTGAGCCAGATATTATGAGTCAGTATGCTAATAGATATCAAGAAGCCCTTAAAGAGCTATCTACTATTGATGCTAAAACAAAGCGCGACAATTATCGTGATGGGGAGCCAAGACCAGAATGATAAACGCTGCTTCAATGGGTGATTTTCAAGTAAGGGTTGAAACCACAAGTAATCGTGGATTCACCCCAGAAGAAATATCGTTAAGGTGCGCCGATAAGATTATGTCTGTTTCAGATACGGCACACCCTGCTATACAAGCGCAAGCACATGCGTTTAAAAAACAAATAGCAAAAACAGTAGAGTTTTATTTGTCAGAGGCAGTAAAGAGCGATAGGACTACAGTATTCAATGCTCTTATGGATGCAGGTCATCCAGAGCTTGCAGAACTCATAAGGAGACTTTGATATGGCGTTTACTGGTAACTATATGTGTACATCTTTTAAGAAAGAACTTCTTTATGGTGTGCATGATTTTGCTAATGCTGCTGATACTTTTTATGCAGCGCTTTATGATAATAATGCATCTTTCACCGCTGCCACTACAGCATACACTGCAACCGATGAGGTTTCAGGAACAGGTTATGTTGCAGGCGGTCAAGCGCTTACCAATGTAGATCCTACTACTTCTGGCACTACAGCTTTTTTAGATTTTGATGATGAGACATGGACAACAGCTACAATCACGGCGCGTGGTGCGTTGATTTACAATTCAACTCCCGACACAACGTCAATAGCTGTTTCAAATCCATCTGTTATAGTTTTGGATTTTGGTGGCGATAAAACGTCTACTGCGGGAGATTTTACAATTGTCTTTCCAACTGCAGATGCATCGAACGCCATTATCCGCATAGCATAACGGAGCTAGGGTCTCCTTATGACACTTATCACTGGCTGGGGTAGAGACACATGGTCTAGCGGAACATGGGGCGAACCTATCCCTGTTCAGCTTACTGGCGTTTCAGCAACCGCAGCCGTTGGTAGTGTCACTGTTACAGCAAATGCAGATGTCTCGGTAACAGGACTACAGGCAACAGGAAATGTAGGTACTGTCACAGTAATCGCAGAAGCTAATGCTGCTGTTACTGGTTTGTCAGCAAGTGCGTCAGTAGGTGATGTATCTATTATTGCTGAAGCTGTTGTTTCTGTAACTGGTTTGCAGGCCACCGCAGCAGTAGGTACAGCAACAACAACAGCAGATGCCAATGTTAGTGTGACTGGCCTTCGTGGTTTTGCGCGCCCCGGCAGTGTATCGATTGATGCCGAAGCAAATGTTGCGGTTACTGGACTTGAGGCCACAGTTCAACAAGGCAACATATCATTAATAACAAATAATATTATTTCTGTTGATGGATTTTCAGTAACAGCTAGTGTTGGTGATGCAATTGCTAGTGCAGATGCAAATGCCCCAGTTACCGGGCTATTTGCAACAACTGCTGTTGGTACTGTTTTTCTATGGACAGATGTTGTTCCAGATCAAAATCCAAACTATAATGCAATCGAGCCAGTTCCAAATATTGGATATTCAGACGTAACACCGTCCCAGTCGGCAGACTGGCAGAATATAGCAGCATAGGGAGAACCCATGCCAAGTACATATACACTTAACAATGGCATTGAACTCATTGCAACTGGTGAGCAGTCTGGCACATGGGGCGATACAACTAACACTAACTTCCAACTTTTGGACGCATCTCTTGATGGTCAAGTTACTGTTACGTTGCCGTCTGCAGGAACTTCAGGTTCTCCAAACGATTTGCCAATTGACGAGGGGGCCACATCAAATGGTCGAAATCGTCTAGTCATTTTTAATGATGGATCTGATCTTGGCGCTACAGCTTACGTTCGCTTAACTCCGAATGATGCTGAAAAGATTATCTATGTTCGTAATTCTCTTTCTGGCAGTCGCTCTATTCTTCTTTTCCAAGGAAACTATAGCGCTTCCAATGATTACGAAGTACCTGCAGGTAAGACCGCAGTCGTTTACTTTGATGGCGCAGGCACTGGTGCGGTAGCTGCAAATATCTTTGACGATGCTTATATCGAAGCCCTAACCACTGTCAGCGGTGCGGCTGTTGGAACAACATTAACAGTTGGAACTAGTTTGAATATTGCTAGTTCAACCACTGTTGACGGCGTTCTTGATGAAGACAATATGGCCTCTGACAGCGCCACAAAGCTGGCTACACAACAGTCTATTAAAGCATATGTAGATAGCCAAGTCGGAACCGTTGATACTCTTGCTGAGATTTTAGTTAACGGAAATACATCTGGCGCAAATGACCTTATCATCGACAATGGTCAAGCTCTAACCGCTAACACTATCAATGAAACGACTGCTGCGTCTGGTGTGACGATAGACGGCGTCTTGCTTAAAGACAACGGAATTACAGCTACTGGTGGCGGCTCCCTTACGGGGACATGGTCTAACCTTGGCACAGTAACGACTGTAGTTATAAACGGTGGTACAATAACCGGGATTACAGACCTTGCTGTGGCAGATGGTGGTACGGGAGCAAGTACAGCAGCCGCTGCGCGTACCAACCTAGATGTTGATCAGGCAGGGACTGCGGTAGCAATGGCAATAGCACTGGGGTAATGTAGATGGCAAATACCTTTAAACGTAAACTTTCTAGAAACATAGGGACATCATTAACGGTAGTTGGTGGCTATACTGTAGGAGCTTCCACGCAAACAACCGTTATTGGTCTAGCTGTTTCTAATACTAGCGCTTCACAAGTTCTTGTTGATGCTACGTTGAATGACGCATCAAATGATTATTATCTGATAAAAGAAGCGCCAGTGCCAAGCGGTGGTTCAATTGTTATTGTTGGAGGCGATCAAAAGGTCGTTCTTGAAACAGGCGATAGCATTAAAGTAAAATCAGATACAGCCAGCTCTGTAGACATTGTGATGTCGATTCTGGAGATCACCTGATGCCTTATTTAGGTAATGCCCCGGCGGAAGCCTACTCACAAATAAGCTACCAAGACCTAACAGGTGGTTCTGGTACGAGCTTTACGCTCGACTA